ACCCACAACTTATGAAACACCTTGCGGCCCTTAACGGCTTCGGGGGCCATAACAGACCAACGCAATTCGATATATGCAGGGCTGTTTTTGTCGTCTTTGTCTTTGTTGGCCCATTTTGCTTGGTCAATGATTGCCAACACGTCCGAATTGTTCGGGATTGGTTCCATTGATCCGCCGGGGATTTCGTATTCTTTTGATGTATCGGCTGCGGTTTGACCGTCTGATAAATCCCAAAAACTCATTTTGTTGTTTCCTCGTTGTGTGTTTCGGTTTCGGTTGTGGTTTCGGCTGTGTCTGGATCTGGCGCGGCGAAGCCGGTCTGCGGGTCGCCTGTCGGAATAAACGCGGCAAGCGGGTTGACGCCCAACTTGACAGGCACGGGCTGCGTAATTCCATATGCGTTCTTCGACACATTGTTAGCTGTCAGGTGACAAACCAGTTCGCGCCCGTCCATACTGATTGCGCGCTTGCGCTCACCTTCGTCGCCTTTAACAACCATTTGTTGACGCAAGAACCCAACGGCGTCTACGTCGTCAATATATGGTGGCAACGATTTATGATGCGTCATCCGCAAAGAATAGCGCGAATAATCTTCACCGTCGGGCGGTGACACGTTGCCGATTTCTGCGTGGGCAATGAACACAACATTCATTCCGCGTTTTTGGCGCAGATGTTCTGCGGCCTTGCGCACCCGCTGGTGCATTGATGACAGCGCGTTAAAGCCTGCACCATAACCACCAAGGCAGGAATTAAGCGCCTTTGCCTTCGGATCGCTTTTCAGCACGTCTTGCACAAAGATACGGTCGAGCGCAGACACGGTGTCAAAAACGACCGTTTTGTAATCGTGTTCTTCGCGCAATAATGCGATGATCTGTTCCCAAAGCTGATCGGAATTTTCAATCAGTGGCAACGCGATTGGGCGAAATGATGCGGGAATACGCGCTACACCATCCTCGGCGCGAATAAAGATGGGCTTGGGAAATGACGCTGCAAGGCTGCTTTTGCCTGTGCCTGCATCACCGCAGATTGATATGACTTGCGGTCCCGATGTCGGCACTGTTGCCTGATCTAAGATACTCACTTTGTTTTTCCTTTGTTTGGCGCATTGGCCCGAGCGGCGGGTTCGCTCTTTTATCCCGCAAATCAGGTATTGCACTTTATGCTGGTGATGTGCAATACCTAATTTAAGGAATACAGCAAACAAAGGTGACATATGCTATATCTAGATGAAATAAAAGCAAAGCTACAAGATCGTGTGCTTGTAAAGGTCGCGGCGGCCACGGGCCTGTCAGTTAAAACAATCGCAGACATACGCGACGGCAAGCAGGCCAGCCCGCGCTACGCCACTATATCAGCCTTGTCCGATTATTTGTTGGGGGTGCGTGGATGACAATAACAAAGGAAAGGCGCGCGGAATTGCTATGGCTTGGCCTAAGTGATTGCGCAACGATTGACAAAAAAACAGCCGTTTTGACGGTTTCGGAATGGTTGCAACATCATGGGGCTAGCTTTCCAGACGTGTCTATGTTTCCCGAACAGGTCCGGCGCGACGCAATGTTTTGGGCTGATCTTGCAAGCCCGGACGAACTGGCCGCATACTTTCTTGCGTCGGCGTTGAAACTGAAAGAAACTGAAATGACAACAAAGCAAACAAAAATTACAATGGCGGAATGTTTTCGGCGTCTAAGCGACGACGACAAAGCCGCCTTTATAAATTGGGCAGGTGCGCAGGTATGACTGACGGCAACATATGGAACATGGCGGACTATGCGCCAAAAGGCGAAAAAGAGTTTGACGAAAGGAAATATGACAGCGACGCAGAAAAGCGTATTGCGGCAATCGCAGAATATGACGCAATTACGCTGAAAACGGATCAAGATTTCGGGCTGGTGCAAGACGAATTTCGCAGCCCGCCCGAACACGTAGAGGTTGACGACGGGCTAAACATGCCGCTGGACGTGTCGGCGGTGGATCTGCTAACCCCGCCGGGCTTTGTCGGGCAAGTGGTTGACTGGATTGACAGTCAGTGCCGCTATCCGCGCAGGCGCTTGGCCGTTGCGTCCGGTCTATGCGCAATCGCTAACATCGGCGGCATGTCGCATGAGGATGAATTAAACGCGGTCACAGCAAACATGCTGGCCTTTTGTGTCGCGGCATCATCTACCGGCAAAGAAGCGGTTATGCAGGCATTTACAGAACTGCACATCGCCGCTGGTATTCAAGGCGCATTGCAGGGCGGCATAAAGTCGGAGCAAGAAATCACGCGCAATCTGATCGAACACCAAGCCGCGTTTTACAACATTGACGAGATCGGTATCTTTCTCGGCAAGGTTCGCAACGCACAAAAGCGCGGCGGGGCGTCTTATTTGGAAGGCGTGTTTGCGATTATTATGAACGCTTACTCGAAAGCAAACAGTCGCTTTCTTTTAAGCGGTGACACAAAGCGCGAATTGCGCAAGATATATGTGGGCCAGTTATCAAAGGCGCAAGACAATGACGACACGGACAGGATCAGGGAGGCCGAACGCATGTTAAGCATGATTGACAGCGGGCTTGAGCGTCCGTTTTTGTCGCTGATCGGGTTCACAACGCCCAGCACGTTTGACGGCATTATGGACGGCGAAACCGCCACACAAGGTTTTGTCGGGCGTGCAATTATTGTAAACGAGCGCGACATCAACCCGCGCGCGCGCAAGGGGTTCAAGCGTAAAGAAATGCCAATGATGATGGCAGGCCGTTTGGGCGTTCTTTACGGCAACGAGGGCGAACGGGTTGAACACGCGGGCAAGCGGTTTTTGGTCAAGACGGATGACGACGCAGCCGCCGCGCTGGTCAACATCAACGAATGGCTGATCGACTATGCGGATCACATGGGCGAAAAAACGGGCGAGGCGTCTGTTGCAATGATCCGGCGCGGTTACGAATTGATCGCCAAGGTCAGTTTTATTCTAGCAATCCCAGACGGGCGCAGGACGATTGAACATGTGCGCTGGGCGCTGGCATATGTCAAAGATGAAATGGACTTCAAGGTCGCGCTGGTCTTTGCAAACGACAACCAAAAAGACAAGCCGCAAGAGGCATTGGCGGCGCGGCTGATGGGCTACATTGATGCGGACACGGGGGCGTCAACAAACGTCTTGTCGAGCCGGTCAAAGGTGGACAAGCTGACAATCGAAACCATGATGCTGGACCTGCAAGCGCGGGGCATGGTCAAGAAAGTGGCGACCGGTCGGACTTACAAAAAGGAAAAGGTGTTTGTGTGGCGCATGATTTAGGTCCGCGTCGGCCATAAGTCATTATCTTGCAAAATGCGAGAAAGCGGGGCTATTGCCTCGCTTTTTTTCTTTATGGGCTGCAATGTTAAGAAAGATTTTGCCATTCTAACTTTGAAAATAACTTTAAGCCTTTGATATGTATAGGAAAAACACGATCTTGCTAAGATAAGAGTTAAGAACCCTAATAACCCATAAATAGTCATAAAAAATGACCTATACACTACCCCCCCTCTCTCTCTCTCTCTCTCTCTTATCTTCTATCTTCTTAACATCAAATATTACCTATAGTTTTCAAGAGCTTAAAGTTATTTTCAAAGTTAGAATTTGCAAATCTTTCTTAACATTGCTTTTTGGGGTTGCTATGGCTAGTTTAATATATTAGAAATTAGTTATGATAAGCAAAAAGGAAATAAACAAAATGAAAATCGAAAAAAATATACCTGCACCATCTGGCCCAAACGGCGGGCGCAACAAATATCAATGGCGAGATATGGAAATCGGTGACAGCGTATTTTTTGATAACGAGCCAAAAGTTTCTCAATCAAAGCCAGCAATGGCCGCCAAAGTATGGGGCCACAAAAAAAACATTAAGTTCGCAGCACGCAAAGAAGGCAGCGGCGTACGGATCTGGCGTACGGCGTAGGGTAATTATAGAAACGCAAACAAGGGAACTAAAAAATGACATTAACAAAAGACCACGGCGGGCCAGCTTTCCCAGTGCCGCAAGGCGGACGCGGCGGGATGACGCTTCGGGATTACTTTGCAGGGCAAGTTTTAGCGGGCCTTGGCGATGCAATAGGTCAAGTAGATGTTGCCAAAGTTGCCTACCTTGTAGCGGACGCAATGATTGAGGCACGCAAATGAAGCAGACAGCAAAAGCCAAGGAACGGGCAAACCTCAAGGCTGGAAACGTCGCGGTGCGGGGCTGGATCTTGGCGGATTACAAGGCGGCGTTTGACAAAATGACCGAAGCCGCACAAAAAGCAACCGAAGCAAAGGAACCGAAATAATGCAAACATTCTTAACCCGCACCGTGCAAAACATCTTTCCATTTAGCACGCTGCCCCCAATTGATTACACAAGCCATGAGGCGACCGTAGCAAGCCTTGAGGCGCGCAAGGCATACGCTAGGGCGCAAGCGGTTCCTGTTGTGCGTCTAAGCGCGCCCACAATGCCTGTCGCGGTCGACGCAAAACCAAAAGCGAGAACCGCAGCCGATGTCGTGCGCGAAATGGAGGCACGACGCCGGGCAGTTGCCAAGCTGGTCGCAGCAGGTGCAACAACAACAGAAATTGTAAAGGTTCTCGGCGCATCTAAAAGCACGATCCGCACAGATTGCATTACTCTCGGCATTGAACCGGACGAAAGAATGCCGCAGATCGATCCAAACATTGGCGTGTTTTACCGCGAGTGCGCGGCCAAGGGCATGACAAAGAAAGAAACGGCAATCGCAGCCGGGGTGTCGCCTTCGTCGGTGTCCATCTGGTCCGCCGCAAATCCAACGTGCGTATTTGGTGCGAGGTCATATGCCATGTTAAAGCAAAACGCACGCAAGCAAGCAAAGGGCAAAAACAATGAATAAGACATTCGCACAACTAGGTTACAACGTGGGTGACACGGTGCGCTGTGTTAATAGTTGCATGAATTATATGATCGACAAAACATATAAGCTAATCCCAGACGAAATAGGCGCACCTAGAACCAACAGCGGTTACAACGGCTACAGTGGGACATGGGAACTGGTATCACGGGCTGGATCACCAGTCGACACAGATGACGAATACCTGATCTGGGGTGACATGACACCAGAGGCGCAAGGTGCTTTGCTATTGTCGTTTCACAATGGTGAGACTATCCAATTCTTTAGCATCGATGAATGGGTTAATATTCAGTTTCCATCTTGGGAACGTGGTGGAAAATACCGCGTAAAACCTGCGGGACCTGTTGTTGTGACGCATGAACTCTTTGGCAGGCATGACCTCTTTTGGTACTTCATGGAATACGAACAAGACACACACAAGTTTACCTATAACACCATTGACGGTGTGATTGATTGCGCGTCAGTTAAGATGGTGGAGATTGATAAGCCTTGACACTATCGCAGGAATGATGCAAATTAGGTGCATGGATCGTCATTGTTCCTTTCTTTGTTGCTAGTGGCCCGCTTTTCCTCCCAGTTTGGGCGGGCCACGACAAAACCTCCCCAAATCAGGTAAGGCCAGTACTTGACAACCAAAGCGCAGCAATTACGCAACAAGCGGGCGCAGTCAACGCCACAGGCCGCAAACAAGCCTTCACAGGGCATTGTCGCATCATTGGGTCACAACCATACCGCAACGCCAACAAGCGAGCGTCTGGCGCGCGGCAACTGGGCGACACCAAGCAAAGACACGACTGGACCATACGTTGACAGGTCGTGCGATATGATCGGGCGGTTGCTGGTTCAAGGCATCATCACACCACAGCAAGAGCAGGCAGCCCGCGACTTTTCGCAGGTCTATGCAGCCTATAAAGCCGAAATCGGTATCGCAGAAAGCAAGTCCTGCCTTGCCGTATCGTCGGGCGGGTTTGACAGTGGCGATGGGGATCCTGACGTATACAAACGCTATTACGCAATGCGCGACAAGATCGGGCGCGTTCGCACAGCAATGTTGCAGGACGAATGTTTCAAAATGACAGACGACAGGCCAAACAGCATCCTAGCCCTGCGCGATGGGCTGGATCGTTTGGCGGGTTGACTAACCGCTAAAACGTGCTATTTATTGGGGTGACTAATTGCGTCTGGTTTTATTACTGGACGCTTTTTTGTTTCTATAGGCGGGATGCCTTAACGATTTAACAAAGGCGGGAAGCCT